GGTGCGCGCGCGCGGCTGCAATTTCTCAATAGTTTGCCATGGGCAGCTCGTTAGCACTAACGTGGACGTAAGATGACCCTGAAAGCTCTGGGGCAATTGCTTGGCCTATCGGCCCCGATCGTCCTGAAGCATAAGCGGCGGGGAATGCCGACGGATCAGGGGGTGGATGCCGCCAGGGCTTGGCTTCTGCAAAATCGCCGTGCGCCCCACCGGCCGCGGAATTCTGGCCCCGCTGTCTCTGCCCACCTACCTCAAGAAAACGCGCCTACCGCTGGCGTAGCTCCAGCGCGGGCCATTCCTGCCGGCGTATCTGAAAAACCGGCCATCGCGGAAATCGTTCCTGGAAGCACGCCGGACGAGCTCTTCCTGGCGTTCGACCAGATCGAGCGTCTGGCCCGTCAGCAGCTCAATGCCGCGCTCGAGAAGGATCCTGGTGGAGCCCAATCGATCCTCCGCGTGCACAAGGATGCCGCCCGCAATCTCCTGGACGCACGTGTCATCTACCTGGCGGCCGCCGAACGGGAGCGCAAGTTACTGCCCGGTGCATGGGTTCGCCGGCAGATGGCCGAACATGACAGCATCCTGGCCAACGAGATCCGCGCCATGCCGCGCCGGCTGGCTGCGCGGGTCGCGGATCAGCCTATCGACCAGGTCGAACGCGAATTGAGTATCTGGAGCGACCAATTCCTCAAGACCCTGCATGCCACCAACGGAAATGAGCCCTGACGCGTCCGAGTTTACCCGCATCCAGGAAGCAGCAGAGGCCGCCTGCCAAAAGGCGACGGCTGAGCGTTTAGCTTGCTGCGCCAATCTTGCGGATCTGCACTGTCTTAACGTTTCCTGGTGTGTCTGCAGTGATGGGCGGGGGCGGTGGGAACAATGGGAAGTCTGGATCGAAGAAGCCGCACCGGATGACACCATCCTTCACAGTTTCATCAGGGGGGAATTGGAGGCCAAAGGCATCACCGCAAGCGTTAGAACCGAATGGTGACTGAGCTCCTGACCGCAGAGCAGGAAGCCGTCCTCGAATTTCGCCGGTCTCTTTACGCCCCGCTCCCGGATGAAACGGTCACCGATTGGTGCGAGGGCAATCTGTGGTTGGGCGAACGGCAAAGCGAACAGGCTGGACCATTTTCCGTTGGACAACGTCCTTACATGCGCGAACCCCTGGAAGGGTTCAAACAACCGGGCGTCGATGAGGTCACACTCTGCTTCGGGACGCAGACCGGGAAAACGACACTTTTTATGGCTGGTGTCGGTTGGTCCCTGGTCAATGCGCCTTCGCCTTGCCTCTGGATTCTGCCGAACACGGATCTGGCGCGCAGTTTCTCTAAAACCCGGTGGCAACCTTTTGTTCAGGATTCCGCAGCGTTGCGGGCGGAACTGCCGGATCGCAGTCAGAAGTTTACCAACCTCGAGCAGCATTTCCTTCGCGCGACGATCAATTTCTCGGGTTCGAACAGTCCCGCGCAACTCTCCAGCAGACCGGTTCGCATCCTCGTGGCCGATGAGATCGACAAGTTCGCGCGCGCGACCGAGCGCGAGGCTGCGGCCCTGGATCTGGCGGAACAACGAACCAAGGCCTATTCTTCGTCGAAGATATTCCGATCCTCATCGCCCACGATAGTTGAAGGCGAAATCTGGCAGCGCTACCTGCGTGGCGACCGGCGCCGCTTCTTTCTGCCCTGCATTCACTGCAGAACATTCATCACGCTTGATTGGGCGAACGTGAAGTGGGACCAGGGCGCGAAGCTTTCTGACGGCACCTGGGACATGGCACGCGTGCGCGCAAGCGCGCGCTATGAATGTCAGCACTGCAAGACGGCGATCAACGATTCGCAGAAATTGTTGATGATGCGCAGAGGCGAATGGCGCGCCACCAATCAAGGCGCGCTCCAGGGCGAACGCAGTTACCAGCTCTCCAGCCTTTATTCTCCCGACCGCAAATGTTTCTGGGGTTCCCTTTGCGTGCGGTTCCTCCAGGACAAAGATTCCCTCCTGGGCCTGCAATCCTGGATCAACGGTTACCTTGCTGAACCCTGGGAAAACCAGGAAAGCAGACAGGAACGCGTGGAACTCATCTCACCACCCGACGCGCCGGCGCTTCCAGAATCCGTTCCGTTGATGACGGTCGATGTCCAGGCCGTGAGTCCATACTTCTGGATCGTCATCCGGTCATGGAGCAAAATGGGGGATTCGCGCCTTATCGCTGCAGCACACGCCGACGATTGGGAAACAATTAGGCGCCTCCAGGAAGTCCACGGTGTTTTGGATCACCACGTTCTCATCGATTCCGGACACCGCACCGCCGACGTTTACGAACACTGCCTCCGCTGGGGGAAGCCGACGAACCGAAATGTTGGACTTCCCACCTCCATCGGCTGGATTCCAGGCAAGGGCCGCGATCGGGCGATGCAATGGATCGACAGACGTACGGGCCAGCATTCACCCTTCTTCTATGGCAGCGCTGCCGTCCCGCCGAACCGACGCATCCACCTGCCGCTCCTCGAGTTCGCCTCCGATTACTTCCTCGATATTCTCTGGCGGCTGCGGCGTCGGATGACCGGTGAACGGTGGGAACTCCAGGAATTCCCGATCGGAACAAAAACCCCAGGGGCGGTTCTGGTTTCTGAGGATGAATATCGGCGGCAGATGGACGCCAAAGTGCTCAAGCCGTTCTCATCGCCGCGCACCGGTCGCGTCGAACATCGCTGGGTTTTGCGCTCCAGCAAATGGCCCGACCACATCCTGGACTGCGAGATCATGCAGCTGCCCTGGGCGATGGCGCACCGGCGCCTGGCGTGGAAGCGCGGGCAGACGGAATGAGCGAAGTGATTGCGCCGGCTCTGCGCCCTGCAACCATTTAAGAAAAAGTTCCTTGACAATGAAGGCAGCGTCGACTATTAGCCCGTCCCACGACCTGTGAAGGGTCCAGCACCGATGAATACTTCTAGAATAGCTCTCATTCATCTCACTGTAGGTCCCTTCTTTCGTCGCCTACAGTATGAGAACCAAATCTCCATTCATTGAGTCATTAAGTCATGCCAGAGACATCACCGAGATCTATCCGGCACCAGGATTAATCGCGGCCACGATCCCGGAGAACCAAAGGGTTCGGACCGAACTGTTGGCGGAGATACGGCGTTTGGCCGAAGCAGAATATCCCATCGCGAGAATCGAGGTTACTGCAGCCCCGTTCCGCGAACATGTTGCAGAGCTCTATCGTGCGGGACGCGTCTGGGCTGTTGATGGCTCTAAAGCCTATGAGGTGCATCTTGCCGCGTCATCAGTCTATGCGTGCACGATTGCCGCAGTATGTGCGCGGCAACAGGAACCCGTAGAAACCCATCAAACCCAGACTTTAAGTCACGATATTACAGATCGGCTATGGATTGATCGTGACAACCTTCTCGATCTCGCGAAGCACCTCGATGCGGTACGGCAAACCGAGGACAGTTGGACACGGACCTTCCGGGAATACCTTGAACGCCAGAAGGCACTCGAGCTGATCGACGCGCAACGGGCAGACATTGTCCTCATCGATGGTCCGTTATTCACGCAAAATCTTCTGACCCAGGCTGGGAACAAGGATCCGGATTCCGGTCAATACCCTGCGGCGAAAATGCTCGATGCGATGATGGATCGACTCCATCAACTCATCGGGTTCATCAAAAACGACCGTACAAGTTCCATTCTCGATATGGTCGGTCTCTCCTTAATCCCTGGCGAGTTTTGGGTATGCAGGGATTGGCGAGGCCTGATGGCGGAGCGTTTCCAAGGGAGTAAAAGCGGCGGTGGTGCCATAAATTGGATCAATGCAAGCGATTCGTGGGTCCGCGTCGTGTATCGGTTAAAAGCCCGTCATCACGTTATTGAATGTGGTGAAGATTATATCCCTACGGCGTTGGCGATCCTCCTGCACGATCCCTCAATGATCCAGGACCATGAGATTCCAGCTTTAGCACAATTGGCGGACAGCAAAGTGCGCGGAATGAGTTTTCCCCACCAGATCACCGAGCCGATACGTGCGGCAATTTTCCAGAACGAAACCGACATCTACTGCGCTACGCGCGATGAAAGGGACTGCCGATGAATAATACAGAATTGATCCAACTGGCTGATGACGCAAAGAGCAACTCTACTGATGTTCGATTGCTTGCCAGATGCCAGGAGATTCCGTCGCTGAGTTATCTCGTGATTCAAGATAACTCCAAGCGGTACTTCGCTCAAACCTTGAGCCCCCAATTGAATATCAATCCAAGCGCAGAAGCCCCTACGGATGCGCAATCGCTTCAGTGTATGATTAAAACACTCGATGGCGATTATGCCCTGGATTCACACCTTTCGCAGCTTGGATGCTATCGGGCTCAGGTGCTTGGCGTAATCGGTGAGAACGGGTTGCAATCGGCCCTTACGCGACCATTGGCTGGCTCGCGTGCCAGAGTTGCAGATGCTCACACTGTCCACGATGCCCTCGACATGAGGGGCACGCATCCCATTGGAGTCCTTGATAATCCAGGGACGCCGATACCGGTAACTCTGGATGATTGGCAACTCGATCATCATATCGGGGTCGCCGGTTCAACCGGTTCAGGGAAGACGCAAAGCTGTGGCCGCCTGCTCAAAGTCTCGAACGATCTCGGAAGAGCCAACATCATTTATGATCTCAAGCCGGATTATCAATCTGTTGATGAGGCCTCGTCACTGGCTGTAGCTGATCCTTCCGGTCTTGCCCATGTGAGTTTCTATAGTCTGGGCGAGGGAGGGCGTGGATCACCAATTTACATTCCGGCCGGGCAGTTGGACCCAAGCCTCCTCGCGTGGGCAATCTTCCATCGCAACGGCGAAGAAAGGCAGGCTGAGATTGCTGAGTTTGTTCTTCTCGATTTTGCGAACAGCAGACCAGACCCGAACTGGCACATCGAGGACTTCATGGACTGGATTCTGCCGGAAGCGCCAGCTATGGAGGCGAGACTGACTATCAGGGTAAATATCAATCCTCGGACATGGGAAGCGGTCCATCGGAAACTGCACATGCCGGGCCGTATCTTCGATTGGATCAGGAATCCTGCCACTCGTAGGCGAGGGCCTCTGGCGGGCGCTAGGCCCGCCGCAATCACGCGCGACCCGCTTGATGACCTGAGGGCCGGAGGCAACGTCGTGATACGGATTGCCGACGCTGATCCCAGGTCCTATGCCCTCTTCCTGGACAACTTCCTGCGACGCCAGGCCGAACTGAGATTAAGGGCGGCGTGCTCTCCCAAATTGTTGAATCTCGTTGATGAGGCTGCCGACATCTTCTGCCATCCCAACAGAGATTTTCGCTCACGTGCGGTATCGAGTTTGAATGAGCATATCCGTAAGGGGCGCTCCCGTGGAATTGCGTTCGTCGTGTCGGTGCAGAATGCGGGCGATATTCCGCAGGAAATTCGTCATAACCTCAATTCCTTCATGGCTGGGCGACACAAGCACCCGAAGGTCTTGAAGGAAGCGCTGCCGACTGTCCGATTCGATGTCGAGAACGAAGCGCAGACGCTCCGTCCTGGCGAAATGCTGCTGGACCTGTTTGGTGTACCGTCTCTGATGCGTTCTCGCATGCTCCTCTCGCCATGTCGTCTCTCGTAATCGTTGAACGGCCTCTTAGCGAAATCGCCGTCGAGATGAGGGCGGCGCTCCATCGGATTGAATCCGGGATGAGCGATGCCTTGGAAAACTGGCGTCGATATGGAGAGTTGCTTGCTGAAGGTAGAAATCAATTCCTGTCAGATAAGCTCTTCGGCCAATGGATTATCGAGAATGAGCTTGACGTTCTGAATGGGAAACGTCTGCACACTGTAGATCGATCCAATGCCAAATGGCTTGCAGAATCATGGTCCGATGTTTCTCCTTTAGTTCCAGAACTAAAGCAGCTTCATCCAACGCAAATTCGCCATGATTTGCGTCGGCTGAAGCGCGAGAATGCCGCTCGTGCCAAGGTTGAAGCCCGCGCAAAGGAAGCAGTCGCTAATAATCACGTCGATTCCCGCATCCTGCATATGGACATGCGCGATCTCGATGAATCCGATGTTCCATCTGAATCGATCGCCGCTCTAATCACCGATCCGCCATATCAGTCGAAAAATCTTGACCTCCATGAACAGCTTTATGCGCTCGCCGTCCGGGTTCTGAAACCGGGAGCCTGGCTGGCTGTCCTCGCCGGAACTTTCTATCTGCCGCGCCTCTTGAAACTGATGCCCGATTCCGCGTTATGCTGGCGTGGCGCCTTGATTTGGTACATGCGCGGCGGTGCGACGCGTTTCCTTCATCATCTCGGAGTTCATCAATCGTCGAAGCTGGTCCTTCTCTATCAGAAGCCCCCTCTTGCGCGATTGCATGAATCGCTGAATGACACGCTCGTAATCGAAAACGGCGATCAAGCCCAGGATCAGCATCCATGGCAGCAATCCGTTTTGGGCTTCGAGAAAATCGTTAAGGCCACGAGTCATGCCGGCGATACGATCCTCGATCCATTTCACGGTTCCGGCACCACCGGGTATGCAGCCAATGCCCTCGGACGCCATTATATCGGCGTCGAGATCAAACTCCCTAAAACAAGGAATTCCGCGAATTCATCAAAATAACCCATGAAACGTCCATTTGACCTATTCAGCGCGCTTCTTCCAGCGGGCGCCGGATTGTTCCTGGCGACAATCCTGGTGCTCATAATCGTCATTCCGACCCCAAATCTGCCGCGCCTGCGCGCTTATCCGGCCTTTGTGAAGAACGCCGAGGAGGCCACTGCTGCTATCGGTGACCCGGATCTCCGCCGCTTGGCGTTCGATCGCATTTTGCGCGACATGCTTCGGCGCGGCCAACCCAACTTTAAACGGGAGACTCAATAAAATGATGCCGATCAAAATCACCATTTATATTCAACCCTCCGATCTTATGCAGTTTTCTCACCGGCACCGGCCGGAGAGACCGCAGGACGTCACAGTAACATTGCGGTGGCGACCCGACAGCACATGGTCAGTCGAGATGCCCGTCGAACTGGATGAGTTTACGTTTCGCGAGATCGACCCGCTGGGTGCCAAAATCATCTTTCGTCGCGATCTCACTGATGAGGAACACCGCGTCAGGGTTGAAAAGTTTCGCGCGGAATATGAAAAGGAGACGGGTGAGAAATTGATTTATGGAGGTGATCGTTCTTGATAAAGGTAGTTGGCAGAGCGGCCACATGAAGCAAGATCAGCGACTTCTCAGCGCGAAGGAACTCGCTGCCCATCTCAGTCGTCATCCGAAGTACGTCTACGCTGCGACCAAGCGCGGCATGCCGAATATTGCTGGTCGTTATGAGCTTCAGCGCTCTGCGAACTGGCTGAGTAAGCATCCACGCCCACGCGCCCGTCATTAGGTCTGCGTCCACGGACGTCCACGTGCGTCCACTTTGGTCCACAGCCGTCCTCTTGCCCTGAACGTTGGGCGCGTGGCGATGATTTGTCGTGCCAACGTTGACCCAGGATCAACGCCTCACACAGTTGGATTGCTGGTATGCAGAAGCCCAGGCCGAAGGCATCACTCTGTGCGAAAAACTCGCCCAGGAGGCCTGCGCTTCTTTGAGTGGCGGTGAATCCGGAGGCGGTGTTTCCAGCGCAGCGAGTGGCGGGCACTCGGTGAGCTACTTCGACCGCAGCAATCAACCGATCGATCCCGCTTTCAAAGGCCAGTTCGCTGCCTGGGCGTATCAGGCCTGCAAGGCGTGTCAGAAATCGCTGACGGAGAACCCGCCGCTGCTCGTTAATCCTCTCATTGCTGGTCCCGTGCCGACGTTCACCGACGAGAACGTCCTGGAATGCATGAAGACCAAGGTCTGCGCCGTCTTTGGCATCACGTGCTTCATGGATGATTTCCAATGCATGCGCGTAACGGCGTAAAAGCCATTCTCGATCCAGGAGGTTCGCCTGCGCGGCTGCGCTTCAGGAACTATTCCACGGGCGCTTACGATGGCGCGCTCCCGAACCCCACTCGCTCAACGCTATGGGCGAGCATCACCGAAGCGCGGTTTGATCTCGACGAATGCACGCGTCGGGAACTGCTGCGAAGGGCGCGCCATCTTTATCGCAACTCGCCGGTCACACGCGCGCTGATCGAGCGCCTCGTCACGCTCACGATCGGCCCTGGACTCATCCCTGTTCCTGCTTCAGCCAGCGAGGAATGGAACACTGCTGCATTCACTGCGTTCCTGGATTGGGCGAAATCGCCCGATCTTCAGACGGCGATGAATTGGTGGCAGATGCAGCGGGTCGTCGCGCGCTCCGTTTTCCTCGATGGCGACATCTTCAGCTACCAGACGGCGGTTCCAGAGACAGGTCGGCCTGCAATTCAGCTCGTCGAATCACATCTGGTGCGTTCACCCGAGAGCACGAAGAACCGCACGCCCGATGGCGTGAACCTCGATCGGATCGGGCGCCCGATCTCGTTCACGGTGTGGGAATCGTCCGAGGACAAATCCGCATTCCAAAAGATTCCCGCGAGACTGCTCATCCAACATCTCAATTACGAGCGAGCGCGCCAGTACCGTGGCGCAAGCGTCCTGGCCACTGCGATCAACACCGCGCATGACATCCAGGATATCCTCGCACTCGAGAAATCGGCGGTGAAATCCCTCAGTGCGCGCAAAGATGTCATCAAGAATGCGGCTGGGGAACTCGATGTGTCGCAGGCCATCTACGATGGTGCCGCGCCGGCCACCGCAACGACTGACCAGAAGATCGAATATTACAAGAAGATCGCTGGTCCTGAAACGATCGTTCTGGCGCACGGCGATGATGTTGTGCCCTGGGAACCCAAACGACCTTCGCCCACATGGGAGGGATTCATGGATTTCCTGGCCAACACCATTTGCCTCTCAACCAACCTGCCTCCCTCTGTTCTGCTCCAGATGAAGGTTGGTGGGGCCGATACGCGGCGTGATCTGGCCATGGCTCAACGTGTCACCGGTAATTGGCAGCAGGACTTCGCCTCTCAATTCCAGCGTCATTATGAATTTGTCATTCAGGCCGCGATTGAATCGGGAGATCTCACCGATCCGCCCGTGGATTGGCGCCAAGTCTCTTGGCAAATGCCGAAAGATCTCACAGTCGACGCTGGGCGCGAGGCTGCCCAGGACCGGGAAGATGTGAAGATGGGCCTGATGACCCGACGCGAATATTTCGGGCGATTTCAACTCGTCGCAAAGAGGGAAACAAACCAATTCCTGGACGAAGTTGCTGATATACTCAAAGGGGCTGAAGAGCGAGGAATCCCGCCTCAATATATTGGTTTCGGAAACCCGAATTCTCTCCCATCGATGCCGCCGAATTCATCCATCCGATCATCCTCGAAGCAAGAAGAAGAGCAAGAGGATGAAGAAGAAACCCGAGAACCAGTCCTCGCCAGCGATGAATAAGACGTGGTTCACCATTCGGAATCAGGCTGACGTCGCAGAGATCAGCATCTACGGCGAGATTGGTGGCTTCGGCGTGACCGACAAGGACTTCATCAGCGCACTTAAACAGATCCCGAAGGGACAGGAGATCGATTTGGCCATCAATTCTCAAGGTGGAGACGTCACGCATGCCTTGGCCATCTATACGAAGCTTGCGGAGCGGCGTGAACACCTGACGGCGCGCGTTGATGGTTGGGCAGCAAGCGCCGCCAGTTTCATCGCAATGGCCGGTCGGCGTCTCGTGATGCCCGAGAACACGATGCTCATGATCCACAATCCTCAGGGATTCGTCTTGGGTGATGCAGATGATATGCGCAAGCAGGCCGAAGTCCTCGACAAATTCCGCGATCTCATCGTGCCAATTTACGAGGCGAAATGCGGGAAACCACGAAAGGAAATCGAAGATTCGATGCGCGATGAGCGCTGGTTCACGGCTGAAGAAGCCGAGGACTTTGGTTTCGCTGATGAAGTGACCGAGGCGATCACCATAACTGCCTCGGTCGACCTCTCGAAGTTCAAACATCCACCCATAATCAAAACCAAGACACCAGTCATGAATGCCGTGCTCGAAAAGCTAGTCGCTTTAAAGCTTATCACCGCTGTCGACGCGCCCGAAAAGGACATGCTCGATCAAATCGATGCCTCTGTGACGGCGCACCGCAGGGTTCTCGAAACGCTTAAGGGCGATCTCAAGACCGCAAACGAATCCAACCAGCAATTGCGCCAACAGGTCGCCAATCGCGCCGTTTCAGATGCCATCGCTGCCGGTCGCATCAAGAACGATGAGCAGTCGATTGCGCTCTGGACGAGTTTGTTCCTCAAGGACCAGGAGGAAGCGCAGAAGATGCTGGGCAGCATCGCGGTCACGCCACCTCAGGGGAAAGCCGCGCGCACAGCACCGCCGTCCAATTCTGGTGAGCCGCTGAATCTCAAAGCCGAGGCCGAGGGTGGCGCCACCAGCGACGATATCCTGGATCAATACAACGCGATGCCTGAGGGCAAAGCGAAGGATCAGTTCCTCAACGAGAACCGGCACGCACTGCTACGCCTCCAACGCCTGCGCCAAACCCGATAACCGATCACATCCAACACCTCTGACGTATGGCTAATGCATTTACACAAATTCAGGACAAGATCATCGCCCGCGAAGGCATCGCCCAGCTCAACAAGATCCTCGCGCCGCTCTACGCGTTCTCGACGAACATCTCTGCGGAGGCAGCGAAAAAGGGCGACACGATCAACGTCCCGAACTGGAAAACGCGCACCGCAGTTGACTTCGCGGGCGACTATGAGACGACCGATTCCACCGATGCTGGCGTGCCTGTCTCATTGACAAAGCATCTCTACGCTTCGGCGCATATCAGCGATCGCGAGTTCATGGAATCGAGCGCCGATATGTTCATGGGCATCGGCGGGCAGTTGGGTAAGGCCGTCGCTGCGGGCGTTTTTGGTTACGTTTGCGGTCTGGTGACCGCAGCCAGTTTCGGCAATGCCGCAGGCGACAAAACCGTCGCAGCGACCGCAACCGATTTTACGAAGGACGATGTCCTGGATGCGCGCGGGAAACTCACGGCAAAGGGCGCGCGACCAGATGAATCGGCCGGTGTTCTCGATTCGGCTTATTTCACGAATCTCCTGAATGATGCTGTTTTCTTCGCACAGAACTTCGGCGGGACAGAAGCCGTGCGCGGTGGCCAGATTCCTGGGCTTTACGGCTTCAGCGCGGTTTACGAGACGACAGGTATTGGCACTGTCGACGCTGGCGCGCTCAAAGGATTCTTCGCGCACCGTTCATCCCTGGCCGTGGCGGTTCGCACGCTTCTGCCGCAAAGCAACCGCGTGATGGAGGCCTCCGATGTCGTGACCGATGACGAAACCGATATCGGCATGACCTATCGGCGCTGGTATTCGAGCAAGAGCGGCAAGATGTGGTTCTCGTTCGAGGCGCTTTGTGGTGCAGCGAAGGTCAATGCTGCGCTCGTTCGCGTCGCGACCGCATAAACTCTATGAAAGAGTTCTACTGCGTTACCACTCATGGCCCAGGTTACTTTATCCAGGCCTGGGATGCTGATGACGCTGCGCGCCGTTATGTCGAAGGCCAATGCCTGGGCGCTCTCAAACAACAGGGCAAACCGGCTGCTGGCGTAGCGGGTGCCAATGCATTGGTGAAGGAACTCGATCTGGGCCAGTTGACCGTCGTTCCTGTTGTTCCTGTGACCGAACCGGTCCAGAGCGAGCCTGCGCAGAAACACACGGCCAAAAAGTAAAATGGCTGATGGGACCGTTGCATCAGCGCATCGAGGCAGCGATGGGCCTGCTCGTCGATGAACTCCACGTCGAATTCACCATCGATGGATCGAAGACGCGCTATCGTTGCCTGTTTGAAGGGCGCCAGGGAAACAACCTGGACATGGGCGGGTTCAGCCAGGATTTCAGTGGCGAGATCCGCGTGACTCCTGCGGAAATGGACAAGATCGCAGCCGCTGGATTGCCACTGGGCGAAGGCGTGCGTGTCACCGTCTATCTGCCGAAGAAACTGCGCGAATTCCAGATCCGCGATATCGATCCGCAGCCCGCGATGTGGATTTTCAGTCTGGCGAGTCCAAACCAGTGAACCCGCACATCGAATTCGACAATTCCGTTTTGAGAAAGCGCATCGTTGCGTTGAACGGTGCGCTCAAAAAGGAACCGCCCGAGATCATCCGGCGTGTCGCCCGCCAATGGGTCGAGATGTGCATTCGATTAACACCACCGGTTGGGAAAAATCCGTTTTCCGAGACTCCAGGCGCCGCGCTCGAAGTGGGTCGGGAGGCCATCAAACGTGACATCGAGCGCGTGTTTGTTCCTGCGGAAATCCTGGAGATGATCGGTCCGCAGGCCTCGCCCGCCAGTGATGTTGGTAAAGCATTCTGGCGAGCTGCACGCCGTGGTCGCATGGATGAGGCCAACAAGATCCTGAAGGCGAACGGCCTGGAATACGCAGCAGTGACGCGAACAGTTGATCCGGCATTTCACAAGCGCCAGCGCAGGCGTGTTAACGGGCGTGTGATGAGAACGCCACAACGGCACCTCGTCACGAATGCAGGACGCATCCAGACCTACATTCGCGAGGTGCAGAAGAAGATCGGGTTCGCTCGGTCGGGATGGAAAGAGGCTGCGATCAATCTCAAGGTGCGCCCGCGCCATTTCCCGGCATGGGCATCGCGTCACAGTGGCCGAGGGAAATACCAGGGACGTCTCTCTGGATTTCATCCGTTCATCATTTTCGGAAACCTCGTGGGCTACATCCAACGCGCCGGTCGCAGCCTGAACATCATGCGGAAAAGCCACCGGAAGATTCTCAAGAATCTGGAGCAGGAACTGGTGGTGCTTGGAACCCGCAGTAAAAACGCCTGGAAACGTGCCGCGTGAGTTTATGCCTTCAAACCGAACAGGCTCTCGCGCGATGGCTGCGCAGCGGTCAGAACGTCACGCTGTGGTATACCAGCCACGGAAAGTATGTCGTCAATGATCAGGGTTTCCACATCGAGTTCCATCGCGGTTTCAAACTGCAATTCAACGTCCTCACCGATGAAGGCGATGTTGCTGACGTTGAGTTGCCCGTCATCATCGCCAGTTGCACCCAGGTCACCGAGCCAGAAGGCCTTTTCCCGATTGGCAACCACGTTGGCGAGGCGCACGTCGTTATCAAAATCCCAGGCGACAAATGGACCGATCAACCCGACGTCCTCGCCGTGCTTGAGGATACGGCTGTCAACGTCTACCGCGCGCTCTACCGGTCCGATCTTCCCGAGCGGCTGACTGAACAAGTGGAGAATTTCACATGTCTCGCCATCCAGCCAGAACGACAGCAGACGCGCGATCGCGATGGGCGCGTGCGGATCTACACACTGACGTTGAAGGTCCAGGTTTGCGCGCGCGATTTTGATGAAGAGCCAGAAGAACAACTGACCTGATTTTCCTATGCCAGCCACCGCAAGAGGCGTCACGCAGACCGGCAAACAGACCGCATGGTCGACCTTGCCTACGCAAATCATGTGGGATGGTGCGACCAAAGATCTGGTGCCGACCGAGTTCACGATCACGAATCAAAGCGAACTCGAGAAATTGAAGAATGGCGTGGGCGACATCACCACGCACGTCTATCACGGCAAAGAAGAAACCGCGCGGCTTGTCTGCTATCCGGCCAGCAGCACGCCAGGGGTTGCCGATCTGGCCAATAACATCCCTCCATGTGGGACCGTCGTTAATCTGGTGTTCGCGAACGCCGGTCATCCTGGAATGGGTTTGTGGGAGGTGACCAACGTGGAGGACGGTGTCACCAACACGAGCCAGAGTGTTCACACATTTGAATTGGTGCGCGCGCTTACTGGAACGGAATGACATTCAAAGATCTAAGCGATCGATGCGTTCTGCCGATGGTGTTTCGGTGCTGCGGATTCAAGCTGCGCACACTTACCCTGGGCCATGTTCGATTGCTCGAATCCCTGGAACTGATCGCGCCACCGCATCTCGAAGAACTGTGGATGGCTGCGCTCATTTGCAGTCGGCCACATCAGGTTTTCGCGCGGCGCCTTCGATCTCTCTCCCTTGGTCTGCGAACACTGATCAGCGCGCGGCGCATTCGTCGCCTCAAGTTTGCCGAGGAACTCTCGGTGTGGATTGCCTTCATGGATTATCACACCGAACCGCCCGAGGTCGTCCTGGAAACCAAGAAACCGCGCCAGACGCCAACGCCGTTCAGCCAGCATCTGCGATCGGTGCTCCTGGCGCGCCTCAATTATTCGCCCGAGACGGTCGACGACGTCGGCTACGCGCAGGCGCTGTGGGATTATTACGGCTGGATGGAACAGGAAGGCATGGGACGTGTGATGCCCTTCTCGCCTTCTGAACGTGAGGAACTGGTCCGCGCGGCCAGCAACTGAAAATGCCCAACGCTGAACTCCAGGGCAAAGTCGGGTTGGACATCAATCCGTTCCTCGCAGGCCTGCGCCGGTTGCGCGGTGTTGCCGAGCCTGCGGGTGCGTTCATCGGGCGCCAGTTCAAATCGGGTTTCCTGCGGTTCTTTGGCGCCGGCGCCGTGATCGCGGTCGCGCAGAAGAGCATTCGCGACGCCGCCGAGATCCGGCGCGAGGCCGCGAAACTCGACATGGACGTCGAGACGTATCAGGCCCTGCAACAGATCAGCCAGCGCTACGGGCATTCGGTCGATGATCTCACAGAAAAGATTCTGCGAAACAGCAATGCGACCGCGCAGCAGAAACGTGAACTGCTGGAGATGATCGATGACATCAAGAAATCAGGGTCGGTCATTGATGCGGCCAAGATTGATGAACTGGCGCACCTCTATGATGTTTTCCAGCGACTATTCGTGCAGTTGGCACCCATGATTGCGACCGGGATGACCTTCCTGATTCGTGTCATCGATGTTCTAAAGAACGTCGCGAAGGATGCCGTCGCCCAGGTCAAGCAACTCATTACGCTGGCGAAGAACATGGACATCGTCGGGATGTATAAATTCCTGACGGGAAAGGCTGAAGCATTGTTCCCAGGCGGGTTGGGCTATCTCGATGACCTTCTCAAATTCTGGAAGGATTCTGAAGCGGCCCTGAAAGCGTCCCAGGGCAAAGATAAACCGCGCAAACTCGTCCTCCCTGAAAAAGAGGATCGCCACAACCTCTACAAAGCCCAGGTCGATGCGCTCCAGCGCGTCGGCGGTTACATCTTCGGATCGCCCGCGCAGGTTCTCATGGGCCGACAGAACCGACAGTTGGAGAAGATCGAGGCGCGCCTCGTCGAAATCAAAACCTCGATCACCGGTCAACTGTCGAACTGAAATGCCATCGACCATTTACGGGCCACCTGTTGTTGAGTTGCAGGACGATCGCGATTTTGAACCGATCAAGGGTGACACGCGCGTCCGCACCTTCCGAGGTCGTCGCGCAGATGTTGAAGCCTATCTGGTCGCCCTTCAGCTCCAGAATTTTCCATATACGATTAGTGCTGATGAAGGTGGTCTTTGCACGGCGAAGGTCACCCTGGGCGCTGGCGACACGCAAGATCCCAACGATCCCGATTACAATCCGAACACGCCGATCTCGATCGAGTGGAATTTCTCATCGAACAGGCTCGAGCGGCCCTTGTGGGAACATCCAAAGGTCATTGAAAAAATCGCAGCGCTCACCCAAACGGACCAATTCAATCTGCGGAAATGGATCAATGAGATGATCGATGCAGGCAAGCCGAGCGCGCCGGTTTCTCCATCTGCTCTGGCCGATGCCGACATTAACGCGATGGCAAACAAGATCATCAGAGGCATCGATACCTTCTACGTGCCCCAGGCCACGCTGGTGGAGAATATGCGTTTCACACCTGCGACGACCTTCTGGCCGTACCTAGGCACCGTTTCGACCGTCTACAAAAATCAGGATCTCAGTGACGTCTTTCACGCGCCCGCTGACGTTTTGTCGGTGCTGCCCCAGGGCGAATGGTTGTTGACTCGCCAGGACTACCAACGTGATTCGGCAGGATATCGCAACAACACCTTGGAATGGGAATATGCGAAGAAATGGGACGCCTGGATCTACCCGCATTTCCCGGTCCCGCCGTTGTCGGATGAACTGATCGCGCAGATGAACGGGATCATGCTGCGCTTTGAGGATTGGCTGAAGATCCGGTTCCCTGGCCTGCCACAGGCGATGACAGTGACCTCCTGAACATGGCGACGTTTATTTCAGTCCAGGCCGAGGAATTGCCACCGGGCAATGCTGTGGGCGATCTCCTGATGAACGTCTGGAACGGAACCGAGTGGGTGCCGACCGTCGTGCCTCCGCTGCAAAAGCAGAAGATCCTCGATCAACCTTACGAAGCCAATCCTCGACCAGACGACGATTTCCTCGCCATCGATTCCACCGATCTCGGCACCCGCAAAACTCTAGTCGCAGATTTGATTCAGGGCGCGCTGCCTCCAGGGAACGTGGTCGGTGACATTCCTGTTTGGGATGGCGATGAATGGCTTCCTCAACAACCGCCTGGACCAGAACCACCCGCGCCTGTGCTTTCCGTTTTCACCATCTCGCCCACGTCGGTTCAGGGAGGCGCCAACGCCACGGGCACCGTTCAGGTCACCAGCGCTGCGCCCGCTGGAGGCGTCATCATTAATCTCACCAGCAATGCTGCCGAGGCAATCGTGCCACCAACGGTCACGATCGCACAGGGCGCCACAGTCGCAGCGTTCACGATCAACACGACATCCGTCGGTGCGAACAAGACCGCAACGATTACCGCCACGTATGGCGCCACGAACCTCCAGGCAGCGCTGGGGATCACGGCACAGATCGTGACCAAAACGATCTACTGGGGCCGCAGCAATTCACCTCGTCTCACCACGGGAACGGAAGTGCAGGCCCTTGGATCGACGCGCCAGGATGCGGACTACAGAGGCAATGCAGCATTCACGAGCGTCGGCACGCCCAACTATTGTTTTGTCGCACAGCCGCAGTCCTACGGTGGGCCGACCGCGCCAAACGGATTCATGATCGATACTTTCCCGGCCTCGATGGCCGACAGCACCATCGACAATTACGGCACCACGGCCCTGAACGGTTATTCCGCAGACGAGATCAGTGTGGGTGGCGAAACCTATCTCGTTTACAGGTTGTATAACCAGACGGCGGGTTCCTTCACACTCATCGCCAACTAATTCCTATGGCCATCCCTGGAACAGTTCCCGTCAGTTCCTCCATCGCACCTTTAAGTGCCGTCGACACCTATGCATCGCATCAGGCGCTCTACGGCAAGGGCGGTCTGCGCACCGTTGAAACAATCGTGGAGCGCAATGGCATCGCGACGCCCAGGCGCGAGGTCGGGATGCTGGTCTACGTAAAGGAAGGTGGTGGTAGCCTCTGGCAGCTTGGCAGCGATCTCACCACGTGGAATCCGTTTACGACCGGTGGCACTGGCGTTCTCGCACCAGCAACCGTGGCAGATCTGCGGTTGAACACACAGACTGCCGTCGAAGGTTCCCAAGCCTGGACTGCTGGTTCTGATGATCCCGCCGACAATCTACCGCAGCATTACCGCTACAATCCTGAAGACACCACTACACCCGACGATGGTTCCGGTGACGTGGTCGTCGATACGAAGGGCCAGAGGTGGCAGAAGATCTATGAGCCGCAACAGGTTGCTCTGGCGTTCACAGGACAGATCCGTCAACTCGACGCTTCTTTCATCATCGTTCCCTTCACGTCGATTCTGACCACGGCGAACACAGATCCAAATGATGGCGCGGGCGGGCAATACTTCTATGACAGTTTCGATTCAACCTCTGCCGACAATGGCGCCACGGTTCTCGTCGACGCAGTGGGCAGGCGTTGGAAACCGGCGCACGCGCTTGTTTTCAACATCCGGCAGTGGGGCGCGAAAGGAAACTGGACGAACGATGATTCGACCAAATTCACCAACTGCTTTGCCGCGATGCCAGCGGGCGCGATCCTGGAGATCCCTCCTGGCACATACAAAGTCGGTGGGGTCAGCCTGACTAAGGACATCGACATTCGCCTCGACAAGAATGCGATCCTGAAAGTGCCCGATGGCTCCAAGACATGCGTCTTCAAGATGACGGCCAAATGGTCCGGTCGCATCAGCGGCGGGATCTTCGACGGCAATTTCCAGGGCGCGCCCAACACCACGAATGATTTCATTCAGCATTGTCTGGATTTCCAGGAAGGGTTCAACGGGCTGATCGAGAACGTCACCTTCCGCTATTATTCCAACACCTGCATTTACGTTCGCAAACTGAACAACTCGGTCGGCACCATCCAGGACTGCTACTTCCTCGATGGCCAGCCGCACGCAGGGATCGCGCCGAACTGGGGTTCATCCTATGCCATTGGCTATAACGAACAGGCGGCAAGCAGCCAGCGATGGTGTGAGGTGATCATCCAGCGATGCGTGTTCAACAATTCCAATATCACCTACCAACCAGGGCGGAATCCTGGCGGGATCATCGCAGGTTCACTTGTTCCAGGCAATCCTGGCTCGATCAAGGTGACCGTCAGGGATTGCTGTTTCTTCAGGGTCGGGCAGGTGAACTCCTCCAATGAGATCGGTGCCATCGATCTCTATCAAGCGTGCCACGCATCATTGGTCGAGAACAATGTCTTTGAGGAAACCGAGTTCGACCAGATCAGGGTGGCGACCGATTCCGATGTGATCGTGCGCGGGAACACGATTCGCAGTTCCAGGGGCATGTATAACGCCGGCATCGAGGTCCAGCTCGGTTGGCGTTACGAAACTGATCCGAAATTCACAGGGCAGCGTCGAGTCACCATTGAAAACAACCAGATCGATCTCGCACCCGCATGGACGACCCTGGCAACGACGCAGCGATCGCGCACCGCCGATGTAGCGACGATCACCACGGCCAGCAATCACGGGCTTGTGGCTGGTGATCTCATCCAGATTTGCGGCACGCCGACGGAATATCTCTCTCCTGCATTGATCAATGATGCATGGAAAATTGTAACGGGCACTCCGTTACCCACGCAATTTACCTACGATAGCCCTGGAACGGACGAGGCGACGACGGCCAATCCTTATGGCCTCGTTCTGATGTGTTTCAAGAATAGCAGGATTCGGGTCAAGATCGCTTCGACCCAGCGCACGAGCGCACAAGGAGGCACGGTCACCATCGTTACCGAGACTCCACACGGACTGAATAACGGGCAGATCGTTTCTGTGGTTAACACCCACGATGGATCGCTGCGGAAGGGCGATTGCTACATCAACTCGATCGTCAATTCGACCACCTTCACTTATTTGCACGCGGGTGGCGATCTTGTTTTGACCACTGAAAATAATGCGTGGGTGCTGGAGGCTGGTCTCGCGAGTCCTGGCCGCATGGGAACCGGCATTGTGATGACCGCGATCCAGGGAGATTTCGCAGGCGAGATCTGGGTGCGGAGGAACTGCGTTCGCAATGCGCTCTATGGGCTGACGTCCAGTAACATGGACGGTAACATCATCGTCGAGGACAACGATTTCGGGACCGTGTTTTCTGATGGGATCGCGGCGGGTTCAGTAGCTGGATGTCGGGTCGTTAACCGTAACCTCATCGATGCTGGCTACAGTGGCATCACTGCGCCTGGGGTTGGGAATTCCGGTTGGGTCGTGGCGGACAATCTGATTTATGCGCGCAGCCAGGGATATTACGGGATTCAGATCAAGAGCGTGCCCACGGCAGTGATCACCGGGAACATCGTGACCAACCGAAATGGTGGTGGGAACATCACTTCGGGTGGCGTGGCCAAACTCGTCCTCAAACGGAACGATACCTCGGGTGGCGGTTTCGGAACGTTCATCGAAGCTACATCCTTTCAGGAAGATCTCCTGGACGGCGGGTTCATCGAATTCGGTGTCGTTGCCAATCCAGCGACGCCACAGACCGATCGTGGCAGGCTCTATCTGCGGAGCAATGCAGGTGTGATTGAACTCGTCCTCCGCACTTCTGCTGGCGTGTTCATCGTCTGGAGTCAGGCGTTCCAGGTGCTCGATCTGAAGAATGCGACCGACGCCAACCCGCAGACGCGAGTCAACAAGCAATCGGTGTCCTTTGGAGACGGCACGAATCCACTGGACGTCATCTGGTCGCGCGTTGGCGCAGGGATCTCCAGGTTCTCGGGTGGCGCCAACAACTGGGATAACTGCATTGCGATCGGCGCTGGTGGATCGCCCAGCGCATCATACCCTCTGCTTTACTCAATCGCTGCTACAGGTGCGATCAATCGTTGGTTCCGCATTGAAAACACCAACACGACGTTCGCATCTGAAATGGGTCTTGTTCTGACCTCTGGAGCAGGATCAGTGCGAATTTCTGCCTGCAATGTGGCACACGCCACGCCAGCGTGGAGAGATCGTGGAATCCTTAATGCAACCACCGGATCTGCTGGCTGGTGCATCTTTTGTGCATCCAATACGCAGACCGTTGATTTCTCCCTGGGCGGTTTTCAGAACTTTCAGGTCGTCGGGACAAATACAAATGCAGGAGCGGACGCAACCGTCACCGGAATCCTGGCCAGGAATAATGGCGTGATGCATGTCGTTAAGGTAGGACCAAACAACAGTGGCCCAGGCGGTGTAGGACGGGCGCTCTTCATCGACAACACAGTTTGACCTATGGCACTGAGCACGACGATAGCCGAACTGGTGGCGAAGATTCTCGCCTTCACTCATACCGCACCGCAGCCGAAGGCAACCGCCCTGGAGGAAAGCGCATCTGCGCCGGTCGAATACGTGGATCGCGTGACGATGCAGTTTCACGCGACGCAACCATTCATCGATACCGAGGTGCTGATCAACACGACCGTCATCACGGACATAGACCCTGAACTGGTGCAGTCCAGCACGGTCACCGCTGGCGTCGTGAAGATCACCACCGAGGAATTGCTGGCCCTTCCTGGCGCACAGGCGTTTCTCGATGCATTGGCCGAAGCAGCGCACGACAAGCTTGCAGCAGAACGTGCGGCCCTGATCGATCCGCCAGCACCACCTCCACAACCGGCCAGTGCGCCATTTGAACCGGAACGTCCGGTTTTGCCATCACCTCTAGGATAAAACCATGAGCCTCATTGCCCTGATCATCGTTCTCGCTTTGGTCGGCCTCGTGCTCTGGCTGATCAACGGGTTGGAGTTCATCGATGCGAAGATCAAGCGGATCATCAACATCGTCGCGCTGATCGTGGTGATCCTCTGGCTTTTGTATGTTTTCGGTCTGATCGACGAATTGAAATCGGTTCGTGTTCCCAAAATCTGATTATGCACAATGCCCTTGCTGTCGATGGTCCAGGCGTCGTGTTGTTCGTGCCGAAAGCCGCGATGCCAGCACCTGAACCTCCACCTCCATCTCCTGGTCCTGGAACCGCGCCCTTGCCAACATCGCGTGCGGAGGAAGGTTGGCCAACGTGGATTGCAGGCGTCCACACAGATGGCGCGCGCAACTGGTATCTGCTCTACACCCAGGCAGTGCCATCCACAGGGGCAGTCGCGCGATATCAGCGCGCCTACGATCCAGGCCCGCCGACGCCACCACCCGTGAAAATCAATCCTGATGGAATTTCATTGTGGATTCCAAACGACAACCAGCACCAGGGCAGTTGCACGTTCACCGCAACACCCTACGACTGAGCGAACGCACATTCTGGTGGGCGTTCTATATCTCAGCGGGATTGTTCATTCTGTGGCTGCTCGTGAGCGGCTGCGCGATGAACATCGGCAGCGGGAGCGCAAGCGCAGACGCCAGCGAAGAGGAAGAGACCCACGGCACAAATCGCATCAGCAAAATCAAAATAGGAAAATGATATGCCAGACGAATCCTCCGCACCTATCTACGTCAATGTGACCGGTCAACGATGCCCGCCCAACACGTGGCGAAAGGGTTGGCCGCAGAAATTGGTCGCTGAAAATAGCCAGGAATTCTGGCGCCTGCGCGACGGCAAACCGCTGCCATCAGGTTCCGGTGGCGATGATGTTCTCTACGGGCGAATCGTCCGCTTCGATAAAGACGAGGACATGCCGATCATCTCCACCGAGGCGCAATACATGATCGATCCGAACACGCTGAATACATCGCGCCTTCTCTTCATCAAGACGATCTGGGCGACCGATGATCAACTCGGCGGAACCTTAGAGGATACCTTTCTCACTGAATATCCCGACCAAGCTGCACCAGCCAAATGACCATCCAGATTCGTCCTTACACCGGTAGAAGCGGTCTGGCGCAGCGGATCAACAGTTTGATCAAAGCTGTCGAACGCCTGGAGCCACAGCGATCCGCAGGCACGCTCACCAGTGTAACCAGTCGTGGAACGATGCGCCGCGCATACACCGCTGGCCGACGTGGTGTTGCGCCATCGACGACCGTCGCACGATGGGCATGAACGATGGCGATTCAGTTCCCCAGGGTGCCCACGATCGCGGTCGACGATCCAATCACCTCGACCCAACACAACAAACTCGCAGCCGCCTTCAACGCGCGAATCCTCAGTGGAATCGGAGACTTCACATGGCGCTTTTCGTTGTGGACAGCAAACCTCGTCAGCCAGATCCGCAACCCGAAGGAAACAGGAGTTGAAGGCGCGCTCCTGTGGCCACCGGTCGACGAATGGCTTCAGGTTTACAGCCATATCCCGTGGTCGAACGACACAGTCATCTGGCCCGACGATATTCCTCCAGGCGCGGAGGAAGGCGTTTCGCTAAGCAATCCTCTGGGCGCATTCGTCTTTGGCGCACGCTGGGCCGATCTCTTCGACGAGGTTACGCGTGTCGATGATCCGGTCGGCAGCTACAACCCGCTGGCGACAGACCTCGATCCCATTGATGCATGGCAGAACGGCAAGGTGCATCGTGGCGGTTACGATCCCAACAACGGTTTTGCCAGCGCGCCATCCATCGATGCGGCGATCAGCCTCTACAACATCGGTTATCCTGGGCGTTCCTATTATCTCAAAACCTATGGCGGGTTCTTTCAGCAACCCGATCCGGTTCCAGGACAGGATTGCCAGGACAGCACTTCGTCGGTTGGACCCAATCCGCTGTTTACGATCCGCTTCACGCCCCTGGCGCAGTTCGCAGGAACCCATCCAGTGCGGACATTCCAGTGCTGCTGTTCCGAGCGTTCGCCTTTGATCCCTGCGGGCGGGTGCCCTGCCTCTGGACCGATCCCTGACAACACGGTTCTCGCTGGCTACAGCAAGACGCGCGATTGGTTCCTGCTGCTGATGTGGACCCAGGACATCGACGGCGTCTGGTATCCATTCGTCTGCGAGGTGCTTTCCCGAAGCGTCTATATCGAGGGACCATATTCCAGCGGCGGTTACCTCGCGCGCGACGATGGGCGCCAGCAGGACGCGATGATCCACGAATGGTCGAAGTCCTTTCGCGGCGCGGATTACCAGCGGCCTGCCGATGGCGAGTTCGAGATCCAGGAGATCGGCTTTGATTTCCAGCAATTCCTCGACCGCCCTTATCTCCTGGCGCCAGCGCGCGGCACCTACAATTCCACGACCCAGGATGTTGATGTGGTTTATCCATCCTGGGAACTGACCGCGAACTCGCCCGCAGGCACGCTGCTCACCGGTCCACCGCACGTCATCAATTCCAACATGATCATGGCGGGTTGGATCATCAACGGCAGCGGAATCGCGGCGCCGGTCACTGTTGAACTCCTGCGCGATGGCGTGGTGGTTGCTCGGCGCGAGGTCACGCCAGAATCATGGTCGCGCGTGGACTGGTTTCCAAATCCGGATCTCGGCGGGACTATCACGGCGCGTCTCGCTACGGATCTCACGCTCGTCACCGATGGCACGCTCAAGGTGGAGATCGCGGAGCTGGTCGCTTACCGCCCACAGATCCAGGACGCCTACTTCCTGCTGCGGATCATGTCGGGCACAGGGCGCGCGCCCGACGATGGCGATGATTTTGGCGAGTGGTTCGATCGCGCCAAAAGAGTCAGCGACAAATATTTCACGGATGGTTGTCTCTCGGGCAGCGGGTTGACGGTGGTCGATCACATCCAGCGCAGCGTGATGCACGAGGCCGCGCGCAAGGTGCTGCGCCGCAATTACCGGTTGGCCGGTCGCAATCTCCTGCGGACGTACCACGTCAACGCCGAGGGAAAATCGGTCTTGGAATTCGCGCGCTACACCGTGCTCCAGACCCAGGACATGGATGTGTGGGATGGTATGGCGCCGGAACTGGATAACGCGATCGGCAGTGGCCAACTCGTCTTCGGGCGCGAATACAAAGCCTTTGGTGGGTCGATCGATTATGGAGGCGCCACGTATCCCGTTGATGCGAAATTCACGGCCACCTGGGCCAACGGGAAGGAATACGCTGGTCCTGGCGTCGCGATGGAAAACCAGTTGATCGTTCGCACGCCACCGCTGGGCGGAAAGACGAACCGCTGGACGCTCACGCTTTCGACCAACGTTTATCATCCCAGCGAATCGAGTCTGTGGAAACCGGACAACTACGATATCTCGATTCGGCTGAACAACCGCTGCCACCTTTACAGCGAGGACATTCCTGCGTCGTCTGAACTCAACTGGCATTTCGCATATGGCCAAACGCCGAACACCCTCTGGAGCGAGGCAACCCCTGGGCACACCTACGCGAAGGGTCTCAAACCAAATCACGCCGACGATGTGGTGCGCCGCAAATATTATTGTGCCTGCAAGATCTATCCGCCGCCGACTGAGGTTGAGAAAATTGAGGCCGTTGTCGTCGGGACCGAACAGCGCGTGCGTGTGACGTTAACGGGACGTTTGGCGAATCGTACTGGCGATTGGTATCCGACGAATCCAGACGTTGCGACCTGGACCCAGGGACCGATTTCGCAATACGAGATCGACAGCTATCGCACCGACGAGAACGCCGTCATCACCTATCTCTACCACCTTTCCAGCGGGATCAATTTCCCGGTGCTCCTGGGCGACTACGCTTTGAACCGTGGATTGAGCGTGCCCGAGATTCCCGACAACCCTTACGGCAGTTATTTCCCGCGCTTCAATTTCGTGCGCCTCTTGGAGGAAGTGAGCGAAGACAACAACGAGGAGATTGATCCTGCGGACCAGATGCTCGACGTGGACTTCATGACTGACTGCGCGACCTACCTGCGGGTGATGTGTGAAGGCTACGTCGATCGGGTGATGACCGGCCAGTTCGCCTGCGACGACACCGGTTCCAACGCCGTGGATTTCTCGTTTGAACAGTTGATGTTCCAGGCATCGGACGAGCGCTACAGCGAGTTCCCAATGCTGCCCGACACTGCGCGCGCGGACAGCCGTGGCGTCGGATCGGTTGGTCTGCTGCCGAACACGATCTGTTACGCCGATGCTTACAACCTCCTGGCCAACGCCGTGAACCTGCTGTTCATCGCGCGCCTGGAGTTGCCCATCAAAAGCCGATACAAACTCTCAACGTCCTCCAACACGCAACCGATCGCGCCCACGGGTGGCCAGGAAGATTGCGATGCGATCGGCGGGAACTGGTTCGACAACGTCCAGGCGACCCAGGGCGGGACCGTCGAGGGAACGCCGGAATGGTCCGAGTGGGCACCAGGATCAGGGAACATCGGTGGCTCGGTCACCGCAGGCTACGCGATCATGAACGATCCGCCGTGCCGACTTTATGGGTGGCGCGACCAGCTCGATTGGGAGATTGCGCCCGCAGACGATGGATCGGATTGCGCGCTCTCGCCCGACCTCCTGGCATTGTTGTCAGGCGGGTTCACGGGCGCTTTTGGTTATCGCACGTTCAAGGATGCGGCCTGCACCGAGCGCGTCGTTGCTGCCTCCCAAGAGGACAGCGAGGTCTGCGATTTCTCGAACCTCTCATTCCGCCCGTTCTTCGACGGCGTGAACTACTACAAATGGATTGGTGAGTTCCCGCCTGAAGAAACCAAATGCGAATTCGTCGAGTCAGGAAGTTTGACCGGCGTCGACGCGCCCCAGGGCTGCGATTTGAGTCACTGCAAATTCCCTGCGAGTGGCGGAAACCCTGC